AAGCCTCATCCGCTCTAGTTGCTGATATAGCTCGAAATAGCTGCCGGTAGAGGAATTTACTAATCTAGTCTCATTGGTGAGGATGCGGGTCGTTTGCTGCACCTTGGCGTTATGATCTATCTCGGCCTCGGTTAATTCCCTCCTGCGCCTTATGGCCTCATCATAGGTTATCAATCCTTTCCTCTCCTCGTTATCGACCTCACGCTTGGCTTTTCTGGTAGCTTTCAGCATCCGTTGCTCCTCTTCCAGCTTGGCGATATTCTTAGCCCTGCTTCCAAGGGATTTATCGATAAACGCCTTTAGCTCATCCGTTATTACCACCTCCTCACGTTTGGCTACCGTATTGCCCTCTATCGCCGCCGTCTCGTCCTTGAAGGCGTTGGATGATCCGGATAGCGTGGTGGTTATGGCCGTCTCGGACGTTACGACCTCCTTTGACGAGGCAGCGAGATCCTTGTTGGACTTGATCAGCTTTATATTGGCGGCTATTATCCTGTCCATGGCCTTCTCATAGACAAAGCTCATGTTGTTTATCTCCTTCATGACATTGGAAAGGTCTAGGATATTCGCCTTGTAACTGTTCACCTTGGCATGTAACTCTTTCAAGTTGGTAGGGTTGAATTTAAGCCCCTTACCCAATTCCAGCATGGCTTCCTTGTATTTAGCCTGCAAGGAATCTATGTCGCTCTTTAGCCGGGCTATTTGCTCATAGGGTTTCGGCCCTACGATCTCGCTTATAAGTGTCTCATTTCCCATATCGCTCAATCTCTTTTAATTGTTCTACCATGATCTTTATTAAATTTCCGTACTCTGCCGCCGTGAATGTCTGCGGATCGATCCTCATCTTGAAATGAGAGGAAACGGCCATTCTCTCACGGGTGAAATCCTTGTCCTTGGGATCGGGGGCTTTCAGCCTGTTTCGCTCCAATACGCTAAGGCTGTATCTTATCTGGGCCGTCTTGGATCGTATCTGCTTCTTTATCGCCATGACATCCTGTAGGCTGGGGGAATCTTTCATTTTCACGCCCACCTTTTCCAGTATTTCCGAAGCGTCCGGATACGCCCCGGCCTCAATAAGACGCTCGCCGGCCTCCAGCAACACCAGTTTTATGTTATGGTTGACCATGTTATTCCGATCCTCTATCTCGATAGCGATATTCTTGTTGTTGGTCAATGCTGAATACTCGTCTAACATCGATACCGCCGCTCTTTCCAGATCTTCCCGTGAAGGGGTTCCGCTTTTCACCAAGGCGTTAATGTCACCTTTGTACATCTCTATGAACTTGCATAGAGGTATCTCATCGCATGTCGTGTAATATGATCCCATAAAATTAGCTTTAATCATAAACAAAAAGAGCCACACCCCATAGACGTGACTCTATCGGGTATGGCTCTTAGGCTCTAAATTATCTGTTTTATATTATCCCCAAATATAGGAATAATAAACTATCATGCATCTATTTAAGGATAAAAAAACGACCCGAACACAAATTCGGATCGTCTCCTTCACTAAAGACGAACAAAGAAATCAATCCTTGCTCCAATTTCCGTAGCAATCTTGGCTATAGCCCTCTCTTTCCAAGGTGTCATGCGCCTTTTGAATGTCATTGTCCTTTGTTCCATCATAAGCGTAAAAAGTCCCATACTCGCCACCGTTCTCTATAACATCCATGGCTTCATCTACATCATAAGGTTTCATAAGCTTTCATTTTAAAGTTAACATCGCAATGCTACGAAATCATATGACAAAACACAAGAACCCTAGGATGTTTGACAACATTGTCATACATCATACCCCTGCCGGCGAAACGAAGTCCATCGCCGTGACAACGGCGGCTATGGCGATGGACTTGGCCCAATTTGCGAGGTCGGATATGTAGGAGAGGTAACGGTACATATGTTTTATTTTGTTTTTAGTACGATGTAATTTGACTCGTCCGTGTTGTAACTTACAAATAACTTTCCGTTTTGTACGGTATCGGTCAACAATACGGCGTTGTCTGTTTGTTCCACAATTTCCACGTTCAAACCCTCCATGAAATCGGGCAACGTCAATGGAACCCGACTTTGTACACTTTGGCAATGCGAATAGATAATATAACTATTGCCGTCCTTATACCAATACAATTGTCCCGGATTTGCTGCCGGGTCAAAGTAAGAAATATAATAGTTTATTTCCTTGAAATAGGTATTAGGCAAATTGTACCCATCATCCGCAAACGGCGACGTATTGATTGCAGCAATATAAAATTTATTGTTATTCGACGGGCTAAAACTTCCTAACCTATAATGCACATCGTTGGCGTTGGGTGCAATTGGGATGTTGGCGTTACGCTTTGCCGGGATTGTTTCCCCGCTTACAAGCGATAACCCCGCCGCCATACCTACCAAATACGTGTTATCGTTCGGGTTGTGCAACATGGCAATCAAACGGTCAATCGGTTTGTCAACGTCTTTTAAATACGTCGTATTTCTAAAGAACGAATAACCGCCCGACGTCAACGCCGGGGAATTAAACGGCTTATCTAATTCTGTTCCCCCTTGTGGTGCGGCTTTAGGTATCATAAACATAGCCTTATAATTGCCCGTATCGACGAACGTTTGTTGTTGGGTTGCCCCGTAACTTTGGCATTCAACTTTGCGGCGTATGTCAATCGTTGTATTAACACAACATTGCGCACCCCGGAAATTATACGACCATGTAAAACGTGCCATTTCGACGGCTCCGGTTAAATCGGGCGTACCGATAACCCCCGGCGTCGGGAACCATGTTTCAATACTTGCGGGGTCGTAACCCGTTTGGCTTTCTGATACCGTGAAATCGTCGCCCTCGTAATCTCCGGGTTCGGTTAATTCCCGCCCGTCGATATAAAATTTGCGGTTCTCATGCTTCATAATCGGGCGCAATTGCGTTGTCGATTGCGACGCCACGGTTATTGGGGTCGTAACCGTTCCCCCGCTTACGTGCGTTAATGCAGTAATAGCTGGGTTATTTGGTGTTTTCCATCCCCTTGTATCGTTGCCCTCGGCTCCCCGTGTGATAACGGGCAACAAATAGATTGAGGAACCAATAACGTTGCCGATATTATATTGACGGTCTAATTGGTCTTTCCACAACGCCCCAATATCGGCGGTTGTCAATCCCACGGTATTTGGCACGACCGGGATAACGTACCCATGTTGGGCGTACAAATGCCAATATAATGAACTTTGGAACAACGGGGCGGTACTATCCGAATGATTAGAAACAATGTTTGCCGACGCCATCAAATCCGCATCGCTCAAAGTGTTTGCCCCAATATATGCCGTTTTAGGCGACAATAAAGTATTGAGGTTAATGTAATACAACAACAATATATCCTTTGTATCGTTGTATTTCGCACGTACATAGAACGCATTTTCATTTCTTCCGGGTTCCGTGTCGTAAACGTGCAATTTGATTAACTTTTTACCGCCTTTGATATTTTCAATATCGGTTTCCATTTGTCCCAAATCGTAATATTCGCCCACCGTTTTCATATACATTGTACCGCCGGAAGACTCTCTTATATTAAATAATATATATGCCGCATTATCGGGTATATGCAAAGGCGCATTATTAAATATAATGCCCCCGGTTGTACTAGTATTAAAGTCATATTCTTTACTAATTAAATTATCGTCTTTATCAAAATAAAATATTGCGGCAATATTGGTATGACTGCCATATTGTGCGCTAAACAACAACGTATCATAAAAAACGTTTGGCAAATTATAACGTTCATACCTAAAACTTGCGTTTGCCTGTGTTGAACCGTCCGGCATGATAAAATAACCGTGTACAACTTCATCCGGGGTTAATGTTTCAATATTATGTTGCCGCAATACATCATCATGCTTTATAACGGTTCCGTCTTGTACAATTCGGATTTGATTGTAATTTAAGCCTTTGGAACCCGTCGATTTTTCAAACAACAATGCCGCATATTGTGCGCCTGCAATATAATCTCCGGTCCTATTATTTCCTAAATACGTTTCGTTTTTGAGGTCGCCGGAATTATAGAACAAATAAAACTTACACGTTGCACCCTCTACGATAATTGGTTTGCGGGATAACAATTTAATAACAACCAAATCAAAATTTGCCGACGGTTTAATGTTTCCGTTATCGGATGCATCGCCGGACAATTCGCCGTAATGGTTCGGTATAACAAACGGTTCGCCTATATAGGTCGCAACGTCCCGCATCTTCATATTAACGGGGAAAATATCTACTTTATTCGTATTCAATTCCCGTTTCGTCGTTTTTATGAAAGCCCCCATATAAGAAACCGCACAATTAATATACAGATACTTTACGCCGCTACCAATATAAAACATTCGGTCAATTATATTGCTTTGTCTGTCGTCCCTAGTGCGATAATTAAACTTTGCCAAAACAACGTTATTTTCGTCTGTCATTGAACAACTCCACATTGTCCCGGACGTGTATGTATATCCGTGCAATACCTTACCCACATAGCCGGAAACGTCCAATTTGTAGCATTTAAAATTTTCGTTTGCGACCAAACCCGAAACGTTGGGATTAAAGTATTGCCCCGCTATTGCTTCCGGCGTAATATCTTCGTCGTCAAACTTTACCGCCATATTGTAAACATCGCTAAAAACTTGCAATGCACTTTCATTCAAAAGTGATAATTCGCCTTTGTCGGCTCCGCTTCCATATTGGCGTATTCTTAAATTGGCATATCCGTTGGGGTTGTCGGATTTACGCATATCCAAAACACAAAGTTTTGCGCCCGCCGGAATTATTCCGGTTGTATTACTATCCAAATATGTATCTTTAATTCGGGTTTCATCAAAGAATATAAAGAAAGCCACGTTTGCGCCCGTAACTTCCAATCTTCCCGTTGGGTTATAAATTCTAAACGTTACGGCATCCCAAAGGTTATTTGCAACATAACTACCCTTTCCCCCGTTATAACTGTATAAATGTCCGTAATCAACGGGCAAATAACCTGAGTAAGAATCATGTTTAATACCAAGGTTTACAATTTCCCTCCTCAAGCTAGTCTCCCTTGCGTCCGTGCCAATCCACGCCCCCGCCTCATGATCAGCCGTGAACTCATACAAGAGACCGCCGTAATTAACGATCTCGCCTTTTACGTAGGGCTTGGTATCGGAGAAGACTGGGTACGTGTCTAGACCTATATTCTTGGTCATGCTTTCCTCTGCGGCAGCTATAGACTCCAGCGCTTCGTCTTGCGCCTCCTTTATTTTATCAATATCCATTCCAGCCAATTTATAATCAAGACGCTTCCCGTCTTTATCATAGACGGCACTCTCAGGAGTCAAGTTAGCCACCGGATTCCCGTTAATATCCCTGTGTTGATATATAGTAACATTTTTTTTAGCCATATCTTATTGTCTTTAATAATATCTCATAGATAATGAATATACTCAACGATCTTTCCCTTTGATTCTATAGCGTTCATAGGTTCGAAGGCAAACGTGCCATCCGTTTTACGGATAAGCACGTAAATGCGTTTATCGGAAACGGCCATCTTGATTGCCAGCCTCCTTATGTTCTCGTATGTGGCCATCGCCTTGTTCTGCGAGGCGCAATTGCACGGCTTTATCATTTGAACCCGTATTTCTTGAATAACTTATCCAACGCGGGAACAACCCGCTCCTCAATCAAATAAGCCCTAGCCTCCGGGGTCAAACCCAGATGACCGGGGCCGTATTTCTTCTCTAAAGCGTCGTCACCGGCATAGAAACCGATGGATCTCGTGACTATCTTGCCACCATCCTTGCCGCCTTGCACGATCGGCGTTATACTGGCGTGGTAATCGCCTCGTATGATAAGGTTGGGGGTGTTAGGGTCTCGTGGCGGAAGATGGAGTATGTCAGAGGACCTAGGCGGGGTTATGCTTTCCTTCATCGCCTTGTACCATCTGGCCTTGGCCCTCGCCGCCTTTGGGGTCTTCGTCGTCTCCACGAAATACGGGTCATCCAGATAGGTAGGCTTCAAAGGCTCTTTGTTCTCGTCTAACCCGGACATGAGTTGATCAGTGATCAAGTCATGGATCAATCCCTCGCTCTCCCTCAAGCTGTTCGTAACCTCCGGCCAGAAGTTCTTCTCCAGCGTCCTCACGGCGTTCGCCACTCCCGCTATTGTCCCCATGGTTCCTCTCCATTATATCATAAGCGTCACCTAATATCCTCCTTCGATCCACCATTCCCCGGTCGAGGAAGAAAGATCCCTCGTGAGCCTTCACGAAAGCCTTCCTTCCCATACCGAGACAAGCCTCATCATTGAACGATACCCCGTTTATGACCATTGCTCTATACCTTTAACATCCTCGGCGTATAACTCGGATGGTCTCTTGAGCGCGGGAGTACCGGAGGACGGGGTAAGAGACAACGTGCCGTCATCGGGATTATACGTGGCGGCTGTCACGTTATTCCATGCGGAGGAGGAACCTAATAGCGTACCGTACATCTCTGTCAAGTCAAAACCGCCATAATGC